CTTCCACCAGTTTAAGGAGTTTCTTAGAACAATCAAAGTATCCGCGCTTAGCTGTACATTCTGATGAAAGCGGGCATTTACATTCTGAATTCATACAACTCCAAAGAAAAGTTTATTTTTACCAACGCTTGCCGTGTTACGACGTGCGCTTCCGCGCATGTGGGCGTTTCGCCCCTTGCGTAACGCGGCTGTTGTTTGCATGTTTGGCCGCTTCCACTGCATTCAGAGCGGCGCATCCAAGTTCCGCTAATGATGTTGCTATGTCTATCGGCAAATCGGTACGTATGCAAATTACGTTTTCTTGAGCACCAAAAGCGCACGGTGAGCCAACGTTAAGCCAATACCCATCGTTGTTAATCTGATATTTTTTTGCGCCGCTCATATAAAAAACCTTTCTTTTAAGGCCAAATTGCAAACAACTACTTTTATCATGAAATATATAATACTAAACTATTGATAAAACTCAGGATACAAATACTTAAAATTTTCACCAAATTGATTTTTAAGCATTTCAAGTATTGCAAAAACTGCGAAATGGTTTATACTCCCAACCGAAGGGCGCGGGCACCCCTTTAGTTCTTTCGAATGCTTTTTCATGGCATCAGTGACTATTTCCGGAAGCCTTAAGTTTCTTCCCTTGAACTGCGTTGATTTTGTTTTCATATTGTATAATATACTATATAAAATTTCAATTACGCAATATTTCTAAAATATTTTTACGATTCCGGTAGAATGCGTGGTTCGATTATTAAACCACAGGTGGCCGCTTCCGACACAATCGCGCCAGCGTCTTCGCTGCTTTCGCATCGTGATAAACAATATTTTTTTTCTGCATGACGGCATTTCGAGATTGCTTATTCCGCCGACACGATCTGCCGCTTCGACAATTGCATTTATCAATTCAATCGTAATTCTTTTCATAATCACCATTCCGGGCAGTCGATTTCAGGAATGCAGTTTTCAACGTGCTCCTTGTATGCTGCGTAGGAATAAAACACTTCTCCGCATTTCAGGCACGGAAACGTTTCGACGTTTTTGCTCTGCGGTATACAAAGCAGTGCGAGTGTAACTATGACAAATACACCCAATACTGGGGCGACTACAAAAATTATTATTTCCACGTCATTCCTCCACTGGTTCAAGGTGTTCGTCGAAAAAATCAGATTCCGGTATCTGGACGATGATTTCTATTTCAGGCATTTTTTAGCTCCCATATCTCCCGCCGTTTCCGGCATGTTTCAAGATCGGGCGCGACGGCGCGGTGATGGTGGTCTTACCAGCCCCTGCAAGTGGATTCTATTTTTCTGTTCATATCGTTTTGAGACATACCGAACCGGGCGACGGTTCCGAATTCTTGAATCGTTTTTTTATCCCATCCGTGACATCGTTTTCTGTGTTGACGACGCGACGCATTACACGATTTACAACCACACGAGGCTATCGATGCGGGTGTGTCGTAGTGTTCCCTACCGAGTTTGTGCAGGTAATTGATGTGCGCATCCATAGATACAATTTCACCGGGGACCATTTTAACATGGGCATAAACTCCGTCAAAATCGTATTCGACATCGATTCCGTCAATCATCATTTTTTCGCTGAAGTTCATTCCGTCCTCCGTCGCTCAGGTTTCGCAGTTGTTTGCTGTTAAATTGCACGGCATCCGCCGGGCGCGGGTTAAATTACCTATCCGAAGAAGCCTTTTTGTAATAGTTGACAAGATTCGATCTTCCGAAATCCGACCAATCCCAAACATACATATCATACGGACACGCAACGACGGTCTTGTTGATTGTATCACGGACAACCGTGTCAGCCACATCGTCGGGGACGTTTTCGACGGCGACATTGTACATCGTCGGTGTCGGGCCGGGCTTCGCGCCTGGATTGAGCTGCATCATTCCACTTGATTGACATTTGAGCATTACTGTTTTCATTTTGCACCCCCCAAGATTGACTTTGCGTGGTTGTATGACTCGATTGATGTGCGATCCGGGACGTATCCGCTACCGCCCTCATTGTGGATATTGTTGTAGCCTCTGTGCCATGCTTTAATTTCCGCCGCCGTCATAAGTTTTTTTCCGCCGCGCATCTCATCGTCGCCAGCCCTGACGACCTCTTCCGCCGCTGCTATTTCTGAGGCAAGTTTCTTCGCCGCCTCATCAGTCACGTATTTTTCCCACTCCTGGAACATCGCGTCTGCAGATACCTCGTCAAGAGCCGATTTTAACACATCGTAACTCTCGCGCTTGAGATACATACATGCCCCATCGATCTTGCCGTAGGCGCCTTTGTCCATCGCAGCAGCATCGTCTCCCCACATCTTTGTAAGCACCGACAGCCCGCTTCCGTCCCTACGCTCGCCGTTTGGCGCTTTGAAACTAATCGAAGTGCGCTCAATGTACAATGTCTCGTCAACCGTCTCCCACCCGTCGCCCTTGATTTCGGTTATTGACCTGGTAATGCTGATCGTGACTTCAAGCCCGTTTGACAGGATTACTTTTTTGCTGGCTGACTTTTCCATTTTTGGTCCCTCCGGTTGATGTTATCGATGTGTATTGTAATAAGCGATAACCGTGCCAAAAAAGATAAAATCGAGCGCCCATTACATCACTATATAGGCCGTTTTTCATCCAAAAATAGCCTATATTTTCTCTCAAAACCTGACAGTGTAAAATATTTCGACGCCCTTTTTTGGTTTATTATTAATTGCAAACCAAAAACGATGTTTTCATTCAAATTAAGCTACTTTTTATTAAAATTAAGAATTGTAAAAAATATCGACAGAATTCAAGATTTTTTACAGGTTTTTGAAGAGAAAATGCGAAAACTGAGTGCTATTCGATGTTTTTGATTGGCACCAAAGTTGCATATCTATTATTATATCTAAAACATCAACCATAGGAGTACGGCATGAATTTTAAAACAGTTTTATCGCGAGTCCTCACGGTCGAGCCCAAAACCATACTAGAGCAGTACGCCCGCAACGAGATGCTCAATAAATTTCCCGACACGACTGTTTATACCGATGATTTTGTTGATAAAATCATTTGTGACATTGATTTCGAATCGGAGAATTACTGGAAATCGCATATCCGTGCATTGGTATCAGCTGGTTATAGTGACGCAAAAAAATATATCGGATTGTACGAGTCGTGCGTGTTTATTTGCCGTGTATTGGACAGCCTAAAATGACCCTCGAAATAGCCCGATACAACCTCGCCGTGGCGCTGGAGGATGCCGAATCCCTGCGAAGTCAGGGACGGCGTTCTCAGGCTATGGCGGCGCTTCGGGTGGTGAGGGAGTGCAGAATTGTAATTAAACAGTATGAAAATTTACATAAAAGAAAAGAGGTTTGCAATGGGATTAAAACTTGATGTTAGCAAGTGGGATTTTTGTGACAGTTTTTTACAGGAGTACGAAAAATGCGATTCTTCTGAGCAGTGGTGGAACGAGTGTCAGCGCGGCGACTGGATGTTGACAATAGCTAAAAAATTGAGAGTTGATGAAAAGTTGCTGTTCCGGGCTAAGGCGCTTTGCGCAAAAACCGTTGAGCACCTGATGCGAGACGAAAGGAGCAAAAAAGCAGTTCAGGCGGCGCTGGATTTTGCCGATGGTAAGATAAGCCGAGACGAACTATCCGACGCCGCCGCCGCCGCCGACGCCGCCGACACCGCCGACACCGACGCCGCAAGAGCTAAAAACAGAAAACAAACTGCTGATATTTGCCGGGAAATTTTGACCGAAGCGGTGCGCGAAGCGGCGTTGTTGATGATGGGGGAAAATCATGAGTAAATTAACAATCAGCTGGAAAAACAGGCCGGATGAAAAGCCTGTTGCGGTGTTCACCGGGTCGGTGGAGCTACTGAATTTTATTGCGGCTGAGGTAAGCAAGGATCCTGTAAGCGAAAACTACAATCTCAATATTGAGTACGGGGCGGAAAAATGTACCGCCTGACCGTATACTCCGGCCGTCGGGTCAAAAAGGTATACCGTGATCTCACATGGGATCAGGCGCGGAATATCAGGCGGGCAATTCAGGCGAGGGAGAAGAGGGCGCATATTTATTCAATTACGGCGGAAGGGGGGGGGTGATTTTATGAGTTTAGGGTGTGTCGGAAATGTTGGAAAGGGGCTTTGTGATAAACATTCACCCGGGTGAGTATGATCGGTACTGAGTAATATATGGCCGATTCGGCATGGTCGGACTATTATAATATATCGTAAAACTATCCAGTTTTTCTCCATGTATACAAAACGTGTACACTTTATCACCGTTATAAATCAACACCTTATAAATTACATCTTGTATTTTAACACGGCAGTTGTATAATTTATATCCTATAGCCGCAAGTAGCATCTAAGCCCGCATATCATCACAACATCAAAGTAAAAATTGTATTCCGGTGTGGTTTTGATTATATTGTTGATAACCGGAGAGTTAAATGAATAAGCAAATGGCGCTTAAAATACTGATCGACTGGGGAAAGCTTCATGGCGACGCCCCTACCCAGGATGCGGCAAGGGAGCTTGATGGCAGCAGGGTCGAGGATTGTTCGGCTTGTGAAAAGATCGGTGCTATCAAAGCTGAAGAAAAGACTATGCCTGAAGAGTTCAATGCGATAAACGAAACCGTTATCACTGAAGTAGCCGAACCGGTCAAACCAAAGCGAGGCAAGAAATGAACGAAAAGAAAAAAGGCGGGTGCGGAAAATGAATAATGCTGTTGATCTTGGGGGTAGACCGATGAAGTACAAAACCCCCGAAGACCTGCAAAGCGCTGTTGATCTATATTTTACAATGTGTGATAATCCAGACAGCCCGAAGCCTAAGTCTGTGTGCGGATTGGCATTAGCTCTCGGATTCGTTGACAGACAAAGTATTTATGACTACGAAAAAAGACCCGGGTTTTCTTGCATTATTAAAAAGGCGCTTCTTATGGTTGAAGAAAACTACGAGATCATGGCGTCTCATAGCAAGAATGCAGCCGGTCCAATTTTTATTTTAAAGAATATGGGATGGAAAGACAGAATCGAAACAGAGCATTCAGGCGGGCTTCAAGTTACCCGTGTTGAACTTCCTCAAAAGGCCGAAGTCGGTGCGCCTGTAGATGTTTGATCCATGTCTGATAGTGTAATTGATCCTGTTTTACCCGCATCTAATTCCAATATAAAAACGTGGAAGCCCTTAAACAAACGTCAGAACGAAGCCCTTCGCCGTTCTGAGTTTGAGGTGTTCTGTGGTGGTGAACGCGGTGGTGGAAAATCCGAAGTCGGTCGGGCGTGGCTACTTGAGCCCGAATACCTCAACAACCCAATGTATCGGGCTTTGATTCTCCGTAAAAATTCAAACGATCTTGACGATTGGATTTTCCGCATGAAAGCATTTTGTGGATCATCCATTGAGATAGGTGGAAGTCCATGCACTATAAAGTTTCCAGGCGGAGGTCGCGGCACCCTAGGACACCTTGCGAATAAAGACTCGTGGTCGCATTATGTAGGTCATGAATATCAAAAGGTGCTGCTTGAAGAAATAAACATTATCCCCGACGAAACTCGCTACTTGATGGTGCTTGGTTCGTGTAGGTCAAGCGTTCCTGAGTTACGTCCTCAGTGCATGAGTTCCGGAAATCCTGGTAACGTCGGGCATATGTGGGTAAAAAAAAGGTTTGTTGATTGCGCAAGAGAAAAGGCGTGGGTTGACCCATCGTCTGGACTGTCGAGAATTTTTATTCCGCTCAAGCTGCGTGAAAATTACAAGCTCCCAGGAACGTATGAACAGACATTAAGGCTTTTGCCCGAAGCAATCCAAAGGGCATGGATAGAGGGCGACTGGGATGCACTTGCCGGTCAAATGTTCCATCACATGCCAGAACTTGAGGCACCGCACCACATAACTACTGATGAGGCCGATACGCTTGAAGGTTCTTTTGACTTCGGTAGTAGCGATACCGGACATTCGTCTTTCGGGTTGTGGTATACCGACAAGCAGGGACGTCCGCATCGTGTGTTGACATGGTATCATAAGCTCGGGCATACGGCCGGGGAACAGGCGCAAGAGCTTCTTGAATATATATCAACCTTTGGGTTTACTGGTGGACGTCCTCCAAAAATAGTCCGTGCTGATCCGGCGATATTTGCGAAAAGAAAAGAGCTTGGTTTAGGCGCTACTCCGAAAAGCGTAGCCGATATTTTTATGGAAGTTACCGGATGGAAGTTTGTGCCTGCCCCTAATGCCCGCGTGAACGGGTGGAGGATATGTCAAGAATATTTCGGGGTTGATACAATTACCAAAGAAGCCAAGAGCTTTGCATGGGAAGGGTACAACAACACCTTTTACGAGTGTTTTCAAATGCAGGTGCGCGATCCAGACAACCCTGACGACATTTCATCTAATAACTGGGATCACGTTTGTGATGAAACAAGGTATTATTTAGCAAGCCACATTTCAACAAGAAGCAATGTTATTGATGCTATAAATAGGCCAGCAAAGAAAAACCACTTCCACATTTCAAGCGGTTGGTTGGGGTGAAGTACAGCTGTTTATGTGTTGTGCTAGTAATTTTGCCATTGGTGTTATGTCGTTTGAAAGATAGTCAATATCACTTACAGCTGTAGACACAACCTTTAAGCTTCCGTACAAGTTCACCGAGAACGCAAGGCACCATCCTAAAGCTCCAGATCCAGATCTGTCATTATAACGTAGCGTTGATAATATATAAATACCATCAACGTTTATTTGACAAAACAAAACATCATCCGAGGACGGTTCTCTTCTTGGAATAAACCGGCAATTAGAGTGATCTGGAATAAGACTTCTAAGCTCTGAAGCAAACTGCCTAAGCCACTCCATTTGCATTAATTTATTTGGTTTCATAGCTTTATTCTATTCCCATTTCGTACACAATGTCCGCCGCAATAATCATCCCGTTTCTGATTGACAGCCTTTCGTTTCCAACCCCTGGAAGATCACCTGGCGGAATGACTTTACATATCTCTTCCCACACCTTGCGGCGCTCGTCTTTGCGTATTTTTGCTTCTTTGGATTTATTGGTCATGTATTAACTCCTGTAAAAAGCCATTTAAGCCGTGTAAAAAATCCTGCACTTTTTATTTTAATTAACTCACATAATTTTTCTGTGACATTTGATTCTGATTTTTTTAACAATGCTTCAATAACTTCGCGCTGCTTCTTTTCGTGCGCAATTCTATTCTTTAAAAAATTTTCAATCAATTTCCATGACCCGTATTGAGCGAGTAGGATATTTTTAACTTTTACCGAAGAACCGATAATAATATCTATTCCTCGCTGTAGATCAACATACCTTTCGCCTTTTACTATTTCTGTAAGGAGCTCATCGTCGGCATCTGGAATTTCCGGCCCGATCCCGTGCAGTCGGTCTTTGGCCATGTGTATTATTTCAACATATTCCCTGTCGCTTTCAACGGTATCAACATTAGTAATGATAATAGTTTTAGGGTGCACAATTAAACTCCGGTTTCTGCAATATGAAACTGATTGCTTCTCTTAGCTGTTTACGTCTGATCCATCCGTACACCGCATTACCCTTTGTCTTGCCGTTGATGCCGCGCTCACCGCACGAACATTCAATTACGTATTCAGGCACAAGGTCAATACCGAACGGCTTACGCTTTAGTATTGGACGATTTCCGCACGGGCAGTATGGTAATTTTTGAAGGTTGATCATTCTTCCACCTTCTTCAGTTCTGCCTCTATTCGTTCAAGGATATGTTTCGGCATTGGCACAACATCGTTAAGGTATCCGGCAATAGTGCTGTAGGGTAGGTTTACGCGCTTTGCCATATCTACTATTCGAAGTCCTGATTTGCGGATGCGTAATTTAAGCTGTTCCATTACGATCTCTTTCGTTTAAAATACAGGCAAGTTCAGATGCGGCAATTTTTTCAAAGTCGTTGTTTGGCGATCCGCAATTTTTGTAAATAAACTTTAATATAGAAGGTTTATAAATTAGCTTTACCCTCCAGTTGTATGCGTTGCTTGTTCTCATAATTTTAAAAATGATTTTACCGTGTTTATTTGTATAAACCACCCTTGCCTTTTTGTATCCATCGTCCCAAATTTGTGGAAGAAAATACAGCTTCGTTCCGACTAGATCGTCTTTACGCCTAATTTTTAGGTTTGCAACAAGGCACCATCGTGGCTTGACGTTTAAGTTGCTGGTGTTTTTTTTAAATGGCGGTATCAGATCTCCAACGACGCCACGGTATATTATGCTATTTGGAAGCGTAGTTGTTATTATGTTGCCTATGGCCATTATTGCACCTTTCTGCACTCTTCCACAATCGCTAAATACTCATCTTCCGGTATTCTCCATGCCGGTGTTGCTCCGAGGCGTTCCTTGATCTTTTCGAGGATAGAAAAGAAGATTTTGTCTGAATACGGGTTTACTGGAATCAACGCGGTCTGCGGTGCTGAATTGTGTTTGATGTATTCCTTTACCATGTCGTCGGTAACTTCTGCTATCATCGGACGGTCGACACCGAATAGATCGGCCAGCCTTTTCGCAACATCCGGCACAATCTTCTTTCCGATGATAATGGCGTTCTCACTTTTGAGCTTGAAGAGTTCGGCTTCGAGTTTTGATTGAAGTGATTCGTTCATATCTCTATTCTCTTTCCGCAAAAAGGGCAAAACTTAAATTTTAAATCAATGAAATAGTGCGGCCTTTCTTCAAATTCTTTTGCTGATATGTCGCGGTTGTGTTGTCCGTGTTCGCATTCTCCGTCAATATTATTCACAACGTCGATGATCTCGTTGATTTTATCCTGAACTTTAACCATACTTCTTGGCAGGTCTCCGGAGTAGTCAAATATTTTAACATTTAGGTTTATCGGTTCAACCATGATTCACCCTTCTTGTTTTTCTCCCATTCCCAACAGTCCACACCGGGAGAAATGTGGACTGTGTTACATTGGCCGCGTGAAACTACTTTGTATTGCTGCGTATTCGTTAAGTTCTTTTTCGGTCATTTTTGATCACCCCCGATCTTTGATTAGAAAAATAACTCCGTTGCCCACGCCTAATAAAAGCGCCGTAATGAGTGATTTTTCTATAGATATTTTTGCAAACTGGTTGCCGAACATAAAAATTGCTGTGGTAAATATAATGGTGGACAACACCACTATTTTTAAAAAGCATTCCAACTTATCCATTAGTAGTCTCATGGTGGACACATCCGAAGTTAGGGCCGGTTTGAAACGATCCGTTTTTGCTAAACAGATAAACCAGCTCATCAGAATTGATGCCCTTGTAGTAACTAAAATCATTGTCTCTTATTTTATTGGAATTTTTACAATGCTTTTTAACCCACCACTTGCACGAACTACAAGTTTTTGGTTCAAGCTCCTTGACGATATTTTTCCAGTGCTTGAAAGCTCCGGGGTATCCGCTATTTAAAACTACGGCAGTTATTATTTCTATGTCGGTTAGTGACGTGCTGTATGTACAGTTGTCATCAGAGTTTGGCGAATCTTGTAACGGGCACCACTGTTGTATTATTTCGGCATTTGTAAAAGTTCGCTGATGACATTTATAGCACATCCACCCGGAAGGGTATTCGCTACTGTGTGGGCATTCTTTGCACGATTTAACTATTCCAAGAGTTTTCAAAATTTAACCCCTTCCAAGAAAACAGAACAGAAAAAAGAAGTAGCAAGAAAAAAGAGAAGAAAAAGAAAATCCCCTGAGGAAAAGAAAAATACCCGTTGCTTTACCTTAATGCCGGGTTGAGCATACAAATAAAAAAGCCCGCGTTTAATCGAACTTTCCCTTCCCCCACCATCACGTAAAGGAAAGGCGCAATTAAACGCGGGCGTGATAATAGCCGTCGCGTTGTGAGATGTGATGGTGTGCTTTAAAAGATCAATCGTCATAAATATAACAAATCCTTTTCGATATTCAAAGCACGCTGCACAATTCCAATTAAACAACAATATAATGTTATTGTTTAGCAAAGTCAACACGTTTATTGTAATTCGATCAACGATATAATAATATATTAACGGTTGAATAGTACCATCGTGTACAAACCGGGTAGCCTGCGGACTAATTACCCGCTGGATACGAGAAAAGGGCCATACGACGGGTCGTAACGTTGTTTAGCCCTTTTCTTTTTACCCGAACCGAAAGCAGCCAATGACTGATCTTCCCGACACCGCCGAACTCGACAACCCTTCACCGGGAAATCCGCCCGACGATTCTGAAAAAACCACGCCCTTAGAACGGGCTAAAAAGCGCCTTTCCCGTATGGTGCGCTATATGTCAAAAGCGCACGAAGTTGGCAAGCGGTGTATGGAATTCGTGGCCGGTGAGCAGTGGGAGGAACAGTACGCAGCTGATCGCAAAGCGTCAAAACGCCCGATGATCACCATAAACAAGCTTGACAACTTTGTCAACAGTGTGGTGAACAAGAATGCGCAAGAGCGTTCGAGGATCAAGGCCCTTCCGTTCGAAGATGCCGATGCCGATACCGCAAAGGTGGTAAATGGACTTATCCGGCATATTCAGTATAGCGATAAATCGGATGCCGGGGAAGCCTATTCGAACGCCTTTTTTGATCTCGTGTCAATGGGGTTTGGATATGTTCGCGTTGATACCGAGTACTGTGATGAAATGTCGGTAACTGAGCAAGAAATAGTAATCAATGCTATCGACGACCCGCTTTCTGTCTACCTTGACCCCAAAGGAAAATTCGCTTTTGTAATAAAATTCATTCCTAAAGACGAATTTGAAGAAGAGTATGGAGAGCACGGGCCGAGCGGGTGGGATGTTGATCTTTCTGGTGATGACCCTGACGATGTTATGGTTGTCGAATACTGGGAAAAAACCGAAACCGACATAACCATATACCGCATCGAGATTCCAGAACCAATCGCCCCAGAAATACCCGTTGATGACGTTGAGGCTGCAATTGCCGGGATACAGGGGCCGGTACAACAGCATCCGAAAGGCCCAATAACGGTAACTGAAGACGAGCTGCTTGAATACTTGGAGCTTTATCCTGAAATTGATACGTCAATCAACCGAAAAAGCAAAAAGATAGAAGTCAAGCAGTACCTTTTTGCAGGTGATGACGTTCTTGAAGAAAAGCCGTGGGCTGGGAAACACATTCCGATAGTCGGCTGTTTTGCGCGCAAATTTAAGATGCGTAACGGTGAAATATTTTTCAAACCGCTTGTGTTCAATGCTCTTGACCCGCAGATTTATTATAACTTTTTGAAATCTCAAGACGCCGAACTGATGATGATGGCACCGAAAAGCCCGTGGATTGGTGCCGAAGGACAATTTAAAGACCATGAGGAAGAGTGGTCTAACTCGAATACGTCTCATATTCCGTTTTTGCAATACAAGCCTGTTGACATTGGCGGGCAGCTTGCTCCACCTCCGCAACGTTCAGGCCCTCCACAGGTAAACGCCGCTTTTTACCAAAACATGATGCAGGCAAGTGATGAAATAAAATCGTGCATAGGGATGTACGATGCTTCGCTTGGTGCTACAAGCAACGAAACGTCCGGAAAGGCTATTCTTGCCCGCAGTCGGCAGGGTGATGTTGCGACGCACCATTTCAGCGCTGCCGCAAATACCATGCTTCGCCAGATCGGGCTTATCATCATTGATCTTAGCCCGAAAATCTACGATACCCCCCGCATGATTAGGATTCTTGGCGACGACATGGCCGATGAAGTTGTGAAGATCAATGTTCCTCATATTGATCAGAAAACCGGAAAAATGGTCAATTATGATATGACAACCGGGAAGTACGATATAAAGATTGATACCGGATCAAACAGCATCACTCGCCGGTTGGATGCTGCCGAAAATCTAATTCAGTTCGCACATGCTGTTCCGAAGGCTGGGGAGTTGTCAGCTCACATAATAGCGAAAAACCTTGATTTTGAATATGCAGACGAGCTTTCAAATTTGCTTCGAGCGGCGCTTCCTCAAGGTCTTACCGACAGAGCTAAGCAGCTTGAAGATGGTGCCAATGGTGGCCCGACACCGGAACAATTGCAGATGAAAAAAATGCAGCAGGCTTTAATGGGGATGAATCAGCAGCTTCAGCAGGCACAGCAGGCCGCACAGGGTCTTGTCAAAGAGAACCAGGCTCTTAAAAGTAAAATAAGCCAAGCTGATGTCATCATCGCCCAGATAAAGGCACAGTCAGAAGTGCGACAAGAACAAATCGAATCCGCCGCGCAAGTAGAAGTTGCGCGTATCAATAACGGATATGGAAGCAACCCGATGCCCGTTCCGGCAGTAGCCCCGCCGGGTAATCGACAACCGATGGCTATGGCTTATCCCGGGAGGGAAAGACAATGAGTACCGAACTGTTGGACATTGACGCCGCGATTGAATCTGCGTTTTCCGCGACAGAAGATCCTACTGATGCCGAACCGGCCGAAGAAGGAACCGACGGGAAAAAAGATTATAAAGGCGGCGAAGAGAAGCCAGCGAAAAAAGACGACGGCGAAGAGTCTGTAGAAACTGACGAAAAAGAAGGTGAAGAAAAAGACGGAGAGCCTACCGAAAAAAAGGCCACACCTGAAAAAAAGCAGAATCGAGCAGACAAGCGAGTCGAACAGCTTTTAAAGGAGCGATACCAGCTTCGTAAAGAACTTGAAGAGGCGCGAAGCAGGATCAAACCTGATGAACCGCAGCCGCCGAAAAAGCCGGATGCTGCCGATTTCAAGTTTGATCCGAAAGACCCCGAATCTAAGGCCGATGCGCAGAGAAGATTCGACTATGCGATGGGTAAGTACGAATCTGACCTGAAAGCGCACAACGAAAAGGTCGAGTCGAGAAAAGCTGAGTCTGAAGAAAAAGAGCAAAGGCGAATTGACGGAGAAAAGTCAGAGTATGCGGCACGGATTGAAGTCGGTAAAAAAGAGTATCCCGACTATGACGAGTGCTTCAAAAACATTGCCGACTCGTTTGAGATGACCGAAGCCCTTCACAATACTCTTCTCGAATCGAAAGACCCGGCGGGGCTACTTCGTTTTCTTGGGAAAAACCCGTTGGTTGCCGAAAAGGTTCTATCGATGGGTAACGTCAGACAGGCTATCAAGCTGGCTGAAATCGATGTCAAATTACAGTACGCGAAAAAAGCGAATGTGAAGAAAGCAAGTGATGCACCGGCACCACCGGCGAAAGTTGCCGGAAGTAGCGGGGGAAAGAAAGACCCTGCCAAGATGAATGCGCAGGAGTACCACGAATACAAAAACAAGCAAAGAGAAAAATCAAAATAAGGAGTTGTTTTTATGGCACCTACCGTTGTCAATAGTACAGTAATCCTTAACGAGTCGCTTGACCTGTTGAGGACGAAATGTCAGTCGATTCAGGCCGTTTATCGCGGATACGATAACCGCTTCGGGGACAGTGCGAGCCTCAAACCGGGCACCTCTCTTCAGGTTCGGAAGCCGGTAAAATACTCGGTTGGAACCGGGAAAAAGCTGTCGGTTCAGGATACTGTTGAGGAAACCGCAACCGTTACGTGTTCCACCCAGGTGCATGTGGCTGGCCCGGCGTTTACCAGCGAACAGAAAGCTATGAACGTAGCCGAATTCACGAAAACGTATCTTGACCCGGCTATGTCGATTATCGCGGCAAAGATTGACAACATGATTCTTCAGCACGCCGCCGAAAGTTTTCATCAGCACGTTGGAACTTGTGGAACTACCCCTGCGAGTGATGTGGTCATTCTCGAAGCCCTTGCAAAACTCGACCTGATGAACGCGCCTATGGACGGCGAGCGGTATGCACTCATCACTCCGACCGCGAACGCTTCCCTTGTTCACGGATTTGTCGGGCTTTACAATCCGGCTTCGCTTATCAGTGAACAGTTCAAATCCGGGTATCTGAAAAGTTCGCTCGGACTGAACATCGCACAGACCAACAACATCCACCGCATCACGATGGGAACGCGCAGCGGTGGTGCTATTCTTACCGACGGAGCAACCGTTACCGAAGGTATCAGTATGTTGCATATCGACGGTTTCGGAGGTGCGACAGAAACTATTAAAAAGGGTGAGAAGTTTACGATTACCGGAGTCAATTCGGTGACCCCTGAAATGAAGGTCGATACCGGTTCTCTGATGCAGTTTACCGTCATGCAGGATTTCACCGCTTCCGGTTCAGAAGGCGATCTGTACTTCTCTCCGGCGATTTATTCGACCGGTGCGCGCCAGAACGTTACTGCGTTGCCCGTCGCGAACGGAACGAATGGTTCGACCGGGGAACTCAACTTTGCCGGGACTGCCGTTTCGACCTCATACCCGCATAACATCATCATGCACAAGAACGCACTTGCTCTTGTTACCGCCGATCTCCCGCTTCCGAAAAACGGGGTTGTCGAAGCGAAGCGCGACAAGCTGGACAATATTTCGATGCGTTACATCGAGTTCTATGACGGTGAGAACGACGAATGGAAATTCCGTTTTGACGTTTTCTGTGGAGTAAGCACGATGTACGCCGATCTCGGAGTCGTTCTGTTCGGTTAATCGTCTGTTATGCATGAAGGCGGGCCTGAAAGTCCGCCAATTTTCGAATCAAAAACAAACGAAAGAAGGAAAGTATGGCAGAGTACAAACAGTTGTCCGATGGTCGCCCTGATGGGCTGCTGGCAGGTAAGTCAGCTACTGACAAAGTGGGATTTTTTGGAGCTACACCGGTTGTCCAACAGACAGCACCTGCGGCGTTGACTACTACGTCTTCGACGGTGGCGTCAAGCGTGTCGGTTGCTGTTGGTGAAATTCGTACCGCCCTTGTAAACCTCGGGCTTATGGCGTAAGTGGACATTCTCCTCGGATGTGGTAACAGCAGGTCAAGGCTGCTGAGTCCTGTTCGGAAAGAATGGGATAACCTTGTCACTGTAGATATTGATCCGAGGTGTAATTGTGATGTGGAGTGGGATTTGAATGAAATTCCACTCCCATTTTCTGACAATGCAGCCGACGAGATTCATGCGTATAATGTACTTGAGCATGTTGGTATTCAGGGCGATTTTAAATTTTTCTTCAGGCAGTTCGAAGATTTTTGGAGAATTCTAAAACCGGGTGGTTTTTTGTGCGTATGTGTTCCTGATTGTCATAATGTTTGGACTTGGGGCGACCCTGGGCATACTAGGGTTATAAACAACGGTACGATAAGTTTTTTAAGTCAATCGGCCTATAACGATATAGGAAAAACTTCAAGAACTGATTACCGGTGGTGTTACAAGGGAAATTTTTCTATGGTTAGTTGTATGAGCGATGGGGATACGCTTTATTTTATTCTGAAAGCTGAAAAATGACAGTGAAGAAAGTTTTTATTGCCGTTCCTGCGTATGATTCAAAGGTACACGCCTTGTGCATGGCTTCGGTTTTCGGTAGTATTGAAAATCTTAGATCACATAGGGTTGAGGCAACGTTCGGCTTTCAGCTTGGCGACCCCTACATCGAAATGGCAAGAAACCATCTTGTAAAAACATTTCTTTCGACCGATTGTACCGATATGATTTTTGTTGATTCAGATCTTGCGTTCGACGTTGACGGAATGTGGAAGCTAATGCGCCAAGATGTTGACCTGATAGGAGGGGCTTATCCATTTCGAGCGCAAGACAAAAACGATTATCCTATTAACGTTAAACTTGACGAAAATAATACACCTATTGCCGATATTGAAAATGGTATCATTGAATGCAATTTTGTTCCTACAGGGTTCATGAGAATATCAAGATCAGTTTTTGAGTTACTTGATAAAAAATACCCTGAAAATATCGACAACAACGGAGAGTCGCTTCATTTTAGAACCGGCTTCCTTGTTGGTAATGATAAGCGATGGTGGGGCGAAGATGTTTATTTCTGCAAGATATGTTCCGATGCCGGAATAAAGATATGGGTTGATCCTTCGATAACATTTATTCACCACGGAACGCTGTTAAAAAAAGGTAAATATCAGGAGTTTCTTGCTAATGGCGGGAAATGGCCGGAGAACAAATAAATGACCGTACTTGAACTTGCCAATGCGATACTTAGGAAATCCGGGTCAATTGCTTCAGGAGAAACACTACGCGCTGAAGCATTGCGCGATTGCATTGAGTCAATAAACTTGCTTCTCGAAGAGTGGCATAATGATGGGATTATCGCATTATCGCAAAGTCAGACGTTTAATGTGGTTTCTGGAACACAGTCTTACACCATAGGCCCGGCAATGACTTGGGCTGGCAGTAAGCCTCTCAAAATAATAGCTGCATACCTTACAATTAATACTATCGATTATCCGCTTTCGATTATCAGCGAAAATGAGTACATGGGGGTTGCCGATAAAACGGTATCAGAAACGCCGACGCTGTTGTATTATGTTCCGTCAGAGAGTACCGGAACGGTTAACCTTGTCGGAAAGCCTGACCAAAACTGTACGATTACAATATTGAGCAATAAGGCATTTACTGCTTATACAGCCGGAAGTGAAACGGTGACTTTGCCAGACGGGTATAAAAGTGCGCTGGTATACAATGTCGCCCTTGAGGTATGGCACGAATACGAAAAATCTGACCCCCCGGTATTGCTTGTAAAAAGGGCGCAGGAAACGCTTACTGCGATAAAAAGAACAAACCTGAAAAAACCAGCACCAATGCAGCTCGAAGGGCCTTTTTTGAGTAATGGAACATACAACTTTGACTCGGACACCTTTTCATGATTTTTGACATTGTACACGGTACTAATGCCGGACGTTCGAAAGCTATTTCGTGTACTGATCTTGTCAATTTTTATCCAGAAATTCAGGACGGAATAAAATCGAAATATGTAAAAGCTTTAATCGGTTGTCCTGGATACCGAAACGCTGTGGTCGCATATTCGAGCGGGTATTGCCGGGCGCTGTATACCACAAGCACCGGGAGGATGTTTGCGGTCATACTGAATAAGCTGATCGAAATATCTTCTGCCGAAGTGGCAACCGAACGCGGAACGATAAACACCAGTACCGGAGTGTGTGGAATATGCGATAACGGAAGTCAGGTGCTTATAGTTGACGGATCAAACGGGTATATTTTTACACTTGGTACAAACGTGCTTACCACAATAACTGACGGAGATTTTCCAGCCTATCCGACACATTGCATTTTTAACAAAGGATACTTCATCGTAAATAGTGCCGGAAGCGGGCAGTTTTACTTTTCTTCGTCTTATGACGGCACTGCATGGCACGGCCTTGATTTTGCAACCGCTGAATATTCTGCCGATACGTTGCAGGGCCTTATTAAAACCAGCAATGGAACAATATGGATGATTGGCAACCAGTCAATCGAGCTTTGGCAATCGGTTGAAAGTGCCGATCTTCCGTGGCAGGCGATATACGGAGCGGTCAAAGAGATTGGCTGCATTGCCCCCTATTCGATAGCTTCTAACGGGTCGCAAATATTCTTTGTCGGAAACGGGCAGAACGGGTACGCTTCGGTATTTATGGGAAGCGGTTACGAAGTTACGAAGATAAGCACACCAGCCATTGAGTATCAGATAAAACAGTTTGTCGGAATTGAGAACGCGACTTCGTTCACGTATACCGATGAGGGGCATTCTTTTTACGTGCTTAACTTTACCACCGAAAAGACGTTTGTATACGACATGACGACCGGAGAGTGGCACCGGCGAGGTTCGCGCAATACGATAACAGGCAATAATATGCGCCAGTTTGCACAAGGGTGCGCGTTTCTCAATGGGAAGTTCTATGTCGGATCGTACCAGAACGGCAATATATATGAAATGTCGCTTGATATTTATGGTGAAGCTGGAGAGCTAATCAAGCGTGAAATTGTTACAAATCATATAGGATCAGAAAATAAGCTGCTTCGCCACAAACGTGTTGAAATAGACATGGAAAAGGGGGTCGGGGGTGTTGATGGTTATTCCCCCACGGTGATGATGCGATTTTCCGATGATGCGAATAATACGTTTTCCAATGAATTTACTTGCACACCTGGCAAGATTGGAGAATATGTTCGCCGTGCATATTTCGACCGCCTCGGAAGATCACGCGATAGGACGTATAATTTTATAATGACCGATGCGGTAAAGTGGATAATCAACAGCCTTTTTATTGAGGTTGAATGATGCTTTCTCAGTTTAGCTTTGCGGCAAGAACTGTCCAGGAATTGCAATCGTGGTTCATCGATATAATGAATCACCTTTCTTCAAAGAACTATAAAAATGGTTCATGGATACCGGAAATTACCGGAATGACCGGAACTCCCACCGTCGAGGCCTGGTATCAAAGATTCGGTATTGAATGCAGCTTTACGGTGGTAATAAACGGTACACACACAATGGCGGCAGGGGCCACAATGACGCTTCCGGTAGCTCCGGTAGGCTCTGGCTTTGTAATGATTCACAGCTTTACAACTAATTCAATGATAGGTACTGCGAATATTGACACCGTTTCACTTACCGCCCAGATACCTAACTACTTGGTAACTGATGAGGTTGTGGTAATAAGGGGATTTTACCGGGTTTCCGGAGTGTAAGGAGATAAATATGGGCAATGAGGTTAAAGAAAAATTTAATTCTGCTGGTGAAATGTTGCCTGGACCGATTAGGAGCATGTTTAATTGGTATAACAACAATGAAGCACTAAAAAAGCAGCAATGGGCCGGGTCAAAGGCTCAGGAATGGGCGAAAGAGGGGCTTGACTATGTAAGGACTGAGAATGAACCCCTTATAAAAATGGGCGACGAGCAGTTGAACGCTCTTAAAACCGGTGTTGAATCCGGCGCGTTTGACATGAACGAAGACCTGTTTAGTGCGTACCAGCAATACGTTGCCCCACAGTACGAGCCGGGTGGGATGTTTCAATACGAATCTCGTGACAAGCTGATGACCCCTGAAAAGTACCAGTACGCACAGGCTAACCCGGAAGCATTTAGATACGAGCAGCAGGCTCCGGCACCGTTTACGTATAGTCAAGGTGGTCAACAGGTTCAGCAGAGGCAGCAAGCGGCACAACAGCAGCCGCAACCGTCGGGCTCTACACTACAGAACGGTCAGCCTATGCCGCCTCAATACAATCCTGAATTTGAGGCTACGTTATCTCCTGAGCAGCGCACCGAATATCGCAAGACAATGGAATTTATGGCGACCGAGAATGCGAAACGAGTTGCAGCCGGTCAGCCGGGGTCTTCAAATCCGAATGCCAGCAATTATTCGGGCCCAGCACAACAGCAGGCTCAGCAGCCAATGTTTAATCAGCAGCAGCCCGGGCAGGTGCAGTACCGTGATTTTCAAAGTCAACAGCAGGCCCCGCAGTTTAACGCCGTGCAAGATTTCGGGCAGCAGCCGCAGCAGTACCGGGCAACTGAAGCTCCGCAAGCGAGGTACGTACAGCCTCAAGAGCAGTTTCAATCGAAACAGTTTAATCTTCAGGATGATCCGGTTTATCAGAAGCGTCTTGCCGATGCGAACAAGGCTGTTGAAGCGTCTGCGGCGGCAAGAGGAATGCAGCTGTCGGGATCGAATCTTAAAGCCTTGCAGCAGAATGCGAGCGACCTTGCGGCAACCGAAGGAGCGGCAGCTTTTGACAGGTATCGCCAGCAGGATCAGACCGACTATGGGCGCTTTCAGGATCAGCGGGCAGACCTGAAGGACACGACAAGGTATCAGACAGAAGATGAATACCGCAGGTATCTTGACACGCAAAACATACGTGGATCGGAAGCAGACAAGGCCGTTGCACAGTGGAATACTGATCGACAGTTTAAGCAGGGTGCAAATGTTGAAAATTTCCAGACGGCACAAGGGGCATATTCACAGAATCGCGGGCAGGACGCTGATATTCACAACATGAACGCCGGGAACCAGCTTGCTTTTAACGCTCAGAATCTTGGGCAGTATAATGCCGACAGAAATTTCGCACAGGGAGTACAGGGCCAGAATTTTGACCAGTACGCAACCATGCGGGGCATGGCTGCTGCTGAAAATGCTCAGAATTTCGGGCAGTTTGATGCAAACCGGCAATTTGACTTTGCCACAAGCCAGAAGAATTTACAGAACCTTATTGACGTTTACAACATAAATAACGCTAATTACACAAGTGATAGAGCGTTTAATTATGGCGTTGATCAGGACTATGCGGACAGGCAGTTCGAATATACAAAAGAAAACACGGCAAACAAGCAGCTTGAGAGCGCCAACAAGTATGGAATGTTGACAGACTCATACGATAGACAGCGGGCCAATAAGACAAATAAATACGGTATGATCAGCGACTTGTCAAATGTAGGCTTAGGTGCTCGGAATAGAAATGCTGATGTGACAATGGATTACTACGGCACAATAGGCGACATTGAAATGCAGAAAGCGAACGCCGCTGCAGCTGCACAACAAAGCAAGTCAGATAATGGCGGCCTTTTAAACTGGCTTGGACTGTAAGGGGAAACGATATGAACATGAGAAGCGGTCTTGATTCGAGTGTGTGGAATAGGCAGCGTAACGGAACGAGTATAGGCGAAGCACTCGGGGCGGTTCAGGGTGTCATGGGTATTGTCGGTAGGGTGGGAGAGAAAAAGAAGGAAATGAAAGACCTTGAAGAGAACGAGTATCTCAACACTGTTTTCGGCGAACGCCTTAAGGGGTGGGATGGAAAGAATCAGGACGATTATCTGAATCGAACCGGGGCGGCTTTAAACGATGTTCTTGCCGCCGATCCGAAGATGTATAAAAAGGCTACTGCCATGCTTGCCGACGCAGCGGAGCGGGCGTATAAAGCACAAGATCAGGAATTACAGATTGCCGGTAAGAAAGCGGCTAATGATGCGGCAATTGCCGATCTCGAAGCTAAAACAATTGCTAATAAAGTGGCAGATATGAGTTTTAGCACGGCCTTGAATGGCAACATATCCTATTATCTTGACATGGCAAGAAGGGGCGAAATGCCGCTAAACACGGCCATATTGAATATTCAGAAAAATACGAACCTTAAAAGGGAGCAACTTAGGCTTCCGGCCACTGAAGACGAGTTTAAAGCCAATCCCGACCAGTGGGTTGACCCTTACCTTGCCGAACAGAAAAGGCTTGAAAAACAGCTTGAAGAGATTAAGCTAAAAAAGGAAAAATCGGGTCTTAATGAGCAGCTTTCTAAGGAAAAAATTTCTAAGGTGGGGGCTGATTATATTGAGCGTGAAAAAGACTTGAATTTGAGGAAGGGTGAGGCTGATCTCTTAAAGACTGTGTCCGACACCAATAAAAAGCCAAAAGGTGTAGGAAAACCACTTACCGACACCGGTACTCTGGCATTTCAGCAAGCGGCGATTGCAGCCCAAACTGCCAAAAAGTTAAAGGCCAAAATAGATGAGATTTCTAATCTTAAAAAAGGCCCGATAACTGGACATATATTAGGGAAAAACCCATACGATTCAGACCTTCAAGAGGTTGAAAATTATGTTAACATGCTTGTTCCGTCATTGGCGCGCGGTGTTTTTAAAGAGGTTGGAGTATTAACCGATAACGACATAGATAGATACAAAAAAATGGTTGCAACGGCACGTACTGATCCTACGGTTGCAAAGGGTATCATGGAAAATTTGATGAGGCAGATAGATGATACTTTCAAGATTTACAAAAGAAGCTACAAGGCGTCTGGATACAATACGGAAGGATACGACCAGTACGAAAGTGTCTTTGATCTTGTCGGTGGTGTAGAAGCGACAGGCAGCACTACCTCAGGCAGCGGATACGTGACCCCTTCCGTTGTTGAAGATGCAAAGAAAAAATACGGCTTAACATACTGAGGCTATATGCTTAACGATGTGAACAGGAAAAAGCTTGACGACATAGTCGCTCAAATGGCATCACAGAACGCACCAGCTGAAGACGTTCGAGCTGTCGTCGATGACTTCAAAGTTAAGTACGACACACCAGAACCGGTAAAGCAGCCAGAAGTCAAACAAAAAAAACCTGAAGTCACACAAACCGAAAAATATGGTGTTGCCGGGGCACTGTTTCCAGCGACCACCGAGAGTACCGAACGTGGAGGGGGCTTTGTGCCGCGCATGATTGCGGGTGCCGGTGACGCGCTCACCTTCCCGGCGCGGACCGTATCCGCTGTTGCAACCGGTGCGGGCACGCTCGCCGGTGGTGGCAGTTTATCGACTGCCACAAAAGAAGCGGCAAACGATTTAAGTAGAACAAAAAGCACCGAAGATGGTGCCATTGGATTTGTTCAGGACATGGCACTTGATCCTACATCTTCACCGCTTCTCGCCGGAACCGGTGTCGCTGCAAAGGCTATAAAAGTAGCTCCGACAATAGGTAAAGCCATTGCAAAGATAGCTGCTTCGGGAGCTGCCTATGGGGCTGGATCAGGAGCTTACCAGCAATCAAAAAGCGGAGAAGTAAGTGCCCCACAGACTATTGGTCAAGCTGTCTTGGGTGCCGGTGTAGGTGCAGGATCAACCGGACTTGGAAAGGCCGTTCAATCGGGAGCTGGAAAACTTTTAAAAAATACCGCTATTCGAAATATTGACATATCGCTTAGGCCGGGGCAGTACGGAAGAAAAATAGGGTATAACCATGAAAATGTTGTCAAGCATGATCTCATTGGAAGCCCGCGAGAAACATACGAAAAGGCCACAGAAAAACTTTCTTCACTTCAAACCGCCGCAAAGGAAATAGCGAAAGATAGCGACGCAACGTTTGACATTAAGAAAATGTTTGACGATGAAATAAATTCAATCGACCCCAAGGATAATCCAAAATATTACCTCAAAAAAGTCAAAGAGCTTACCGACACGCGCGATGCGTACATAGGTGCCTACGGAGAAGTTGTTGACGCTCCAACGGTAATGAAAATACGCACCGAAATAGGCAAAGAGTCTGCATTCGTCGGTCGCTCCTTGGGTGGAAACAAGATTGATCCTGACGCCAACTGGAAAGAAGACGCATACAGTAATCTTTACTTGAGATTTAAAAACAAGATTCATGAAGATTTGGGCGGAGAACTAAAGGAAATTAATAAAGCGCAGAATGAAATAATACCTGTAATGCAGGTTGCCGAAAGACGCATTCCTATATCAGAAAGCAACCAGCGCGTAGGACTTTCCGACCTTTTGACGGCAGGGGTTGGAACTGGAATAGGTGCGGGAGCTTCGACGTTGCAAGGCGACGAAACTGGAGGTCGTGTTGCAAAGGGGATTTTGATCGGTGCCGCTCTTGCCGGTGGACGCCGTGCACTTGGCTCTCCAGTGGCAACAAAGGCTTTCTACAAAGCCGGTCAAGCGATTGCGCCAAAAGCAAAGGTGTCACCTACTGTTGTTAATCCAGAAACCGAAATAAGGGTTGATCTTCCACCCGACGTAAACACTCCGGCCTATTTTCGAAAAGGTATTGACGTTGAAGGGTCTATAGACGCCGACAACGCACTTCGGATAAGTGAACGGGCTAAAAAATACCGGGTAACTCCCGAACAATACCAAAAGATCGAATCTGATTTACGCGCTGAAGAGGCTGCCTTATTAGCCGAAAAAGAAGTGGCAGACAAGATAAAAGAAGCTGCGCTTGAAACTGACATCTACATGGAGAACTTGCCGAAGCGGTTGGTGTTGACACCTGAAGATTTTAAAGGAGAGGTTGCTTCGCGAAAAATGCGAGCTGGCAAGGTTGCGAAAAAAACGAAAGACAATCAGCCCGGAGAAATATCGGCATGGCATGTACTTGGAAACAAACCTACAATAGGCGAATCCATCTCCCCCAAAAAACCGGGAATACTCGGCAATGAACGCGGTGCAGTCGGTGGAGTATCAGATGAATTTGTCGGCACACCAGCAATACGCGACCCAGAAACAGGAAAGATTTACCTCGGAGGTTGGAGAGGGCATAAAGATGCAATTATTAAAGGTGAAACCTCGGCAATTCAAGAGCGTTTAAAATACCAGCACTTTCTTGACAATAGTAATAAGCCTACCGACAATGTAGGTTTTATTGACAAAAAAGGTAATTTCGTATCTCGCCGTGAAGCTGAACAAGAAATTGCAAAACCTAAAACACCAGCGCAATTATACCACGGAGACGAATGGGGCAAGGCTGGTGCGAAGGGTGATAAATATTCGGCCCTAAAAACTCTTGCTGCAACTGGGGCGACCGCAGCAGGTGGCTTGACAATAGGCGAATACCTTAAAGCAAAGAAGAAAAAGTAACGAAGGGAAGCATATGGCGATAGGTGCGATTATTGGAAACATTATCGGTGCGGTTCTCGGGAGAAAAAAGGATGAGGACAAGACCTACAAAATGGGAAGCATCGGCGATTCGGTTCAGCCGAACACGGTAAGGCGATATGACGAAGGTTCGGGTCAGTATTTAAATTCAAGGCCGAACACAAGAACCGATATGTATGGCGGTGGTGTGGACGATCAGCAAGGCGACGTACAGCCGGGCCAGCTTAGGGAGCTTTCGCAAAATGGCGGAGGGTATACCGATGCCGGGCAGCAGCAGGGCGGTGGTGGTGGATTTCAGAACGCAATGGGAACCGTGAATACAATAGGCGGTTTTATCGGAAACCTTCAAGGAAATAAAAATCGCAGAGGCCCGTACCAAATGCAGATGAGGAGATAGAATATGCCTGCTGTAAATATAGCACCGTATATCAGGAACCAGTATTTCACTTCGTCGGGAGTTCCGCTTTCAGGTGGACTCCTTAATGCCTACGAAGCCGGTACGAGCACCAGAAAGACGACGTATTCAAACGCCGCCGGGACAGTTGCCAATGACAATCCCATAGTCCTTGACGCTGCTGGACGCGCTTCTATTTACATGGCTTCGGGTGCATATAAATTCATACTTACCGATTCTGCCGGTAATGTTATATGGACAGAGGATAACGTGTCGACGAGTTCGGTGATAACTAATGTGGACAATATGGCGGCCTTGGTTGCCCTTACTCCTGGAGTTACGTCGATTGTCAGAACGCTCGGAAGGCTGACGGTGAACGACGGCGGAGGGTGGTGGTACTATTGGGATGAAGATTCAACGGTTACCGATGACGGCGGAATGGTCGTACAGCCTGGAACGACACCGGCGGC